TATTGTTTCCAGTAATTACGTGTTTTAGTTAGCCAACGTGAATTAGCTTTTGGTGTTTCAAATCCTTTACCACCTTGTATTACACTCAATGAATTATCCCTATGCCCTGTTAATTTATCTTTTTGTTTAGGTATGCGTCCCCTTTTACCCATAACTTTGTCCTTTATACATTGACGCACCCTGTTTTTTTATTTCATCAAATGGTATCACATCAACAGTAAGGTTGTTTTGTAAGTGTGGTTTTAAAAATTTTATATATCTAAATTGATGACCAGGTAAAATTTCTACATTAAGTTTTTCACATAAATATTTTATACTGCAAGTACCGTCTGTTATTTCAAAAAAGTTTTTATTGTTAAATATTTTTTGCTTAACTGTTGGGTGTGCTACAAATGTTTGTGTGTGATACACTTCTCCATTTGGAAATTTTAAAATAGAATTACTTTTTTTAATACCAGTAAGTAAAAAACCACTAGCCCTGTATATTGTACCGTCCCCACATTGTGTACCGTCTGCAAAACTAATAATCCAATCAATATCTGGTGCGTGTTTTTTTATTAACTTACACGTTATTGCAATAGATCTACTTTCAGCATTTTTTGGTAAATTATCAGTTAATGCCATACGGTTTAATTCTAAAAAGTTATTCCATTTTGTATCTTTTACTAAACCAATAATTTTACTTTTGTCCATTGATGCACCATATTGCAAAACACCTTCAAGTTTGTTTTTATAAAAAACTCCAAAATGTAGTTTTGAGTTTGGTACAACTTTACCTGAATAATGATTTTCTTTAATAAAATTATTTGCCCTGGTACTTGGCAACATTTGTATTTGTATATCTTTTACAGACATTATTAGAGCCGTAGCGTAGGATTTGCACCTCGTATTTTACTATGGTATAGCAACGTGTAACTATAAACACTTCTACGGCACTTTTTATTATAGTCTTTAATTATCATTATCCCAGTATTTACAAAATGCAATTATTGCTTCAGTTTTGTTTTCTTTTGTGTTTTTTAAATCATTAATTAATAAATACTTTTGTACAGCTTCTTCAAGTATTTTTAAATCACTACCTTTTACGTAAAATGTTTTTTGGTGCATAGCATCATCTGGTCTATCACCAGTTGCCAAATCATCAAAAACATCATCAAAACCTAATGTTGCACTTATATTATATAAATCATCATTTGTAAAACTTGTTGCTTTTAACATATCTGGATCACTAGCAACACTACTTAACATATCTGCTAACAAATCATTATCGTAAATACCTAAATCAGCTGTTCGGTTATCTGCCAATGCAAATGCTTTAGCTGTTAATTCATCATCATCTGTAAAAACTACGGCTATTTTATTCCAACCTAGTTCCCTAGCAGCAGCAAGTTGATGATTACCAGAAATTACTTCACCAGCTTTAATATGCCTGGTTGAAATAGCAAAAAATAAATGTGGAAATGTTTTATCACGTACTAATTTACAATTAGGTTTTTTACCATCGTGATTAATAAAACCACCAAGTGGTGTTCTTATAAATAAACTTGGACTTTGTAAGATAATATGCGATAAACCTAAATTAGTTTTATTTGCAACATCTTTTACTGCAAATACACCTAAACCATCAATTTTTGATTTTTTAATAGTTAAATAATTTGGTAATGGTTTATATGTTTCGTTTTGCATTTATTCCTCTTCTAACATTAATATGCGTGGATCAATTAATTCTTGTTCTTCATCATCTTGTAAAAGTTGTTGTAATTGTTTAAAGCCCATTTGTGCTTCGCCAAAAGCAATACCAAGTCTTTGTCTTGCTAATGGTGTAAGTCCAAGTTCTTGTTCTAGTTTTAAAATCTTTTCTTCTAACTTTAAGGTTAAGCTAATTAATGGATTGATTGTAGGTTGCCCTGTTGATCCAACGCTTAATAAACCTTTATTACCTAAATTTTGTATTGTACGATTAGCACGTTCCACTTCATCGTAATATTGAAACAATCTATAAAAAGCTGGAAAGTCCACTTGTTGTGCTGTACTTGCAAGTTCGCTATCCCAATATTGTTTCCAGTAATTACGTGTTTTAGTTAGCCAACGTGAATTAGCTTTTGGTGTTTCAAATCCTTTACCACCTTGTATTACACTCAAT